ACTGATACGTCGGCAGCAGCGGAGGCGTGGTCACGACGTTCACCGAGCCAGTCGAGGCGACCATGATCTGGGAGCCGATGCTGGCGTTCGGGATCGACGAGACCGGCGTTGTCGGTTCCGACACCAAGCGGATCGAGATTGGGCTGATGACCGGGGCCGGGATCGAGGCGTCGATGACTGCGGCGACAGTCTTGGTCGTGACTTGAACCGGGTTGGTCAGAATGATGTCGATCGAAATCGTGTCGCCATCGACGAGATCCACGGTGCCGCCAGACTGCTCGACCCAGACGCCGGTGATCGTTGCGGCAGTCTGGCCTGAGATCGCGGTGCCGTTCTTGCGCCACTGGTACGAAACGCTCGGCGTCGGCGTGCCGGTGAAGTCAACGCCCGCCACCGGCGGCGTGATGAACAAGATGTACTTGCCCGGCTCAAGGGAGAGCGTCTGACTCATTATGGCTCTCCGATCGTTGGGTCGTACGACGCGCTGAACGACGGAGCAACGAACGATCCGGTGAACGTGCCGCCATCAGCATCGGTGATGATGGTGAGAGCGGCGTTCGTTGACCATGTGTCGGTGCTGTCGGTGTAGATAACCGCACCAGATGCGGTGCCGGTGTTCCACTGAATGGCTGTCGAGTCTGCCTTCCACACTCCTCCCTCAAACCCAATCATCGCACCGTCTGCCGGTTCTCCAAGAGTGCCATACACCAAGGGACTGCTATTGAGTTCCGTGTCCCCGGCACCAAGAAGCGCTGTGTTTGCAAACGGCTGCTGATCGCTGGTTCCTAGGTGCCCTAAAGCGGACGATCCCTCTAGGGCAATAACCACTTCCCCCTCGTTGAGCGTATTTTGCGGCGTGTTTCCTCGCCATGTCGCTCTTTGGTCAGAGCGGAGCTTGATTCTGGTGGTCATCAGTAGGAGCCGCCATCCAGTTCAACCGAAGACACTGCTGCCCCGACCACGAACTTCTCTTCAGACTGGTCCCAAACCACCGTGCCATCGGCAGTGGGATATGACTCAAGCGTCAGCACGGACCCTGTAGGCTCCCACACGTTGTCTGTGGCGTTCCATGCCACCGTTGACCCGGCAGCGATAGATGCTTGAGACTTGACAATCAAAGGCTCGAAGGAGTCAGCATCCACCCCCGGAGTTCCAATGTTTGGAATCAAGGCACGGAACAGGATTGGGCAGGCATCAAACGCTACACCCCCGGACGCATCTGTGGTTCCAACGTAGCCCACATACTGCGTGTTGCTGCCAACCACCGACCACACGATCCCAAGCTCGCCCTTCAGAAGCTTCCCGCCGCCAGCAGCTTTGGCTGTGTTCCAGTTCGCTAGAGAGTCGTAGCGGTGATAGATTCTGGTAGGCATCGTTTAGTCGCCCTGATCCGCGTCCGCTCCTCCACCGTCAATGACCGCAGGATCAGCGAACACCGGGGACTGAATCGACCACGTTCCCGGCACCCCGCTGATCCCGCTGGTGGTGAAGTAGAGGTATCCACTGGACGCCTCTGCCCTCGTCAGCGTGATCGCTGCTGTGGATGCAAGGGTTGCCTCAGCCGTGTCAAGGTCTGCCTGAGTCTGTGCAAGGTTTCCCTGCACCGTGGTCAGCGTGGACGAGAAGCCCAGCAACGTGGACTCTTGAGCGATGTCAAGGTCGCCGTTCTCGTCCTCGGGGAGATCCGCAAGGTTTACCTTGGCATTCAAAGCATTCTGAAGATCGGTCTGGTTGGACAGCGTTCCAGTGATCTGTCCCCACGTTGCAGCCGCCTCGGCAGTGCCGCTGATCTCTTCCAGAGTCCCGGCGTTGGTCTTGATGAAGAGCTTGCCGGTGTCCTGAGCGAAGATCGGCTCACCGACCTCGAAGTCGGAGACGTTGGCAGCGAGGATTGCCGCCTCGGTGCCACGCCGCAGCTTCAACGGTGGGTGATTGCGTGCCATTTACCTTTCCATCCATGTGAGTTCATGGCTGGGGCGACCTTCGCCCCGGCTCTTGAAGTACGCATCAGTGAACTTGTCCATCTCCTTCAGCAACCGCTCCTGCTTCAGCCCTTCCATCCGAGCCTCCACATCCTGAGCCATCGCCTCGGTCCAGTAGCCGACCGCCATCGACAAGGCGTCGAGACGGTCATCGTGACGCAGAGACCCCCTGTCCTTGGTGACACGGGTCATCTGGTAGAACAACTGATAGCCCAGAGCCTTCTCTGTCGGGAGGTCTCTGGTGGACTCCCAGTCGGCCCTGATGACCGAAGGAGACACGACCAGCCTGTGCTGGTTCATCACCGGCTCAAGCGTGTCGATGATCCGCTTCTCCTTCTGCTTGGAGTGACGGACCTCCTCGACGGTCACGGGATAGATCGCCCGCAGGACCGGAGTCAGGAGTTGCGTGAACATGCCGTCACCGAAGTTGCTTTCGACGATGACGTAGTTCACCTTGTGCCGCTTGGCAGTCTCAGCGATCGCCTTGAGGGCGGAGTCCGAGTAGCCACCAGCGATGCCGCCAGCCTCGGGGATGTAGACCACCCCGTTGCACATCTTGGCGACCGCGATTGCCGTCTCGTCCGAGCCTCGACCGGAGGGGTCAACGGCAAGGACGCTGCCGGTGTACGGGATGTAGTCCCCCTGCACCCGTGCAGGACGGTGGTACTTGTCCCCGTTGAACCCGACACAGGGGACATCGCGGACCACAAGGTCGCTGCTGGATCCCCAGATGAGACGCTCAGGAGCCACATCGTCGTGGACATCCATCACGATCAGGTCGCTGAGTTTGAGCGGATACCGCTCCATGTCGGACAGCGAGGTGTCCAACATGAACTGGAGGTTGAAGCCTGAACGTCCGTAGGACGCCTCACGCTCCATCAGATCCTCTAGACCGAACCGAGCAGGATCGGTGGGATGACCCACCCTGTCCTCAACCCAAGCCTCGGCCACCACGGGAGCCAAGCGGTCCCCGTAGACCTCCATCTGCTTCTCAGACGGATAGCGGGCAGGCCAGACCCGGATCTTGTACCCACGCTCAGGGAGAGCGTTGTACAGGCTCTGCTCGGTCTGAGGCGTGCCCAGATAGATGATTCGACCGTCAGGCTTCAGGACGGCATCGAACTCCTTGACCGTCTCCGACAGCTTGTCCCGCATGACCTGAGTCATCGAGTTGTTCGCTGACTCAACGTCATCGGCCACGATCAGGTCGGCACGCGATCCAGTGAGTTGTCCCGTGATGCCCACGGACTTCACTGAGGGAGCGTGTGCTGCTGGAGCAGGACCGACATCGAAGGCGATCTTCGAGTTCCGCTGACCCTCCTGCGGACGCAAGTGAGACAGCAGATCGATCTCGTTGATAAGCCTCAAGGTGAACGTCGAGAAGTCATCTGCACGGCTCTTCGACGCCGACACCACAAGGATGTTCTTCGTCGGGTCCAGCAGAAGCTGGTGGATCACGAAAGCGGATGTGATCCAACTCTTGCCGACTCCACGGAACGCCTCCACGACCAGACGCTTGGGTCCGGTCTGGATGTACTCCGCAATGTCGTACTGGATCGGAGTCGGGTCAGGGAGGTTGAGGTGCTTCCAGACCAGCCACAAGAAGTTGCGGAAGTCGAGGAGACGCTTATCCGGTCCCAAACGCCTTGCTCCGCATGACATCCATCTTGTCATCGTCGAACGGCATGGTCAACGCCAGCTTCGCCAACGGACTTTCAGGTACTGCCACGCAATCGATATGGTTGTCCTTGAGCATCGAGCGGGCCACATTGAGATCAGCAGGAGTTGCAGTGCCGCTCTTGATCCGCTCCAGCAGTTCCTTCACCAGAACGTCGTGAAGCTCCTCAAGGATCTTGCGTTCCATCAGAGACTCTTGTTCCAGACGTAGGAGATAATCAAGGACATTGCAGAACCGACCGCAGCCGCGATCCCAAGCGAGTACGCCTTGTGGTTCTCAAGGTCTCTCAATCTGTTGTCGTGTATTTCGAGTTTTGACTCGAATCTATGCTGCATGGACAGCAATGAATCCATCTTTCCCTCTAGCCTGCCGATGGCGACAAGCACGCTATTTTCCGGGTTATGATCCATTTTTGCGTCCAAAGGTCAAATTGTGCCGAAGTCAAATTCAACGTTTGTGACAACAACTCCGCCGCCATCTACGTTGCCAGTAACAGGATTGTAGACAAGCACATTCTTGTCTGCGTTCTCCTGAGTAACGTACAGGTTGCTCACGTTTGCATCGTCGAGATCCTTAGCAGTCAGTACGGATCCAGACACGAAGTCAACAACGCG